CCCGTAAGGCAATCACTGCAAAGAACTTTGACATCCCTGAAAACAGTCTTGGTGGCCGTGCTGTCGATGTATTGGGTAACTACTATAGGTTGCCGGGCAGATTCTTGGTGACAGAGGACGAGGTATTTAAGTCGGTGGCTTCCCAGCACTTGCTGCGTAAGGCGGCAAAGCGCGACAGCATGAGGCTGTACGATGACCTGCTAGAGCAGAAACAGACTAAAGAGTTTGCTCGTGCTGCTGCCTCAAAGCGGTATGCAGAGATAATGCAGAACCCGCCGGAGAACATCATTACTGATGTCCGTGAAGGTGCAAAGGAGATGGTATTCCAAGGCGATCTGCCTGACTTCCTTGCGAAGATGGAACCATTCTTCAACCATCCGGCTGTCAAGCTGATCGTCCCGTTCTACAAGACACCAAGTAATGTCATTCTGCAAACACTAGAGCGTAGCCCGGCACAATTGGTAAGCCCTAAGTTTTACCAGACATTGAAAGCGGGTGGTCCTGAAGCTGATCTGGCTTTGTCCAAGGTTGCGCTTGGATCGTCCACAATGGGCATGATTGCTTGGGGCGCTATGGGCGGCTTTGGCGACAACATGGTCATTACTGGTGCTGGCCCTAGTGATCTTGCAGCTCAACAGAATTTGCAAGCAATGGGCATCATGCCGTACACCATCAACTTCAAGGATGCTGATGGCAACTGGACTGGCTACAGCTACAACCAGCTAGGACCGGAGGCTGGTGTCATTGCGATGGCTGCCGACTTTGCCTACTACGCCCAGCACGAAGAAGACAACTCGGTGCTGGAAGGCTTGGCTCTGGCGATGACTTTGAGTGTGGCTGAGTTCATGACTAGCCTGCCAATGGTCGAGGGCATTGCTGACATCTCTAAAGCCTTTGGACCGCAGCAGCGTGAGATGAAGGACAAGCTGGCTAGGGTTGTCGAAGTTGCATCAGAGAAAGCTGTGTCTGCTGGCCTGAATGTTTTCCCAACTGTCTCGTCTGGCTTTGCGGCCACAGAGCGTTGGATCATGCCGGATGGCTCCAGCACTATGCTGCCAGCCAAGGGGATGTTCAACGAAGACCCTACCCGTCTACCAGCCCCGCTCAGAGGCTTCTACGAGGCGCTACAGAAGGCCAAGGCGCGTAATCCATTCTTCTCTAAGGATATGCCACCAAAGCTTAACCGCTGGGCTGAGACTGTCCCACAGGGCAATGGCTCGGCATATGAGCTATTCACCCCGTGGAAAACCTACAGCCAGCAATATAGCCAAGTTGGCAAGGAATTGCAGCGGCTGGAGGCTGGCATAAAAATGCCAGAAAAGAAAAAAGGTGGTGTTATTTTTAACGCCGAGCAATATAATTTTCTTCTGAAAACGGCAATGGAGATTGATGCTGCTGGCCGGGGTCCGGGAGAGAAGAGCGCAACTGGGGATGGGTACGATCCCGGTGCCACAATGTATTCGATGATGGTCAATAAGATTCGTTCACCAGAGTACGCCCTGATGGACAAAGAGCAAAAGGCTGATTCTTTGCAGGCAATCTCTTCTGTCTTTGACAGGATGGCACTGGAGAAGCTGAAGATGAAGGACCCCGATCTTGCAACCCGTTTAAGGCTTGAGGACTAAGAGGTAATACTATGGCAATCGATATTTCTGATGTGCTGCGTAGAGTCGTTTATGCGCCTAATGGTACGGGACCGTATCAGTTTACCTTCGAGGTTCTCACGCAGACAGACATTGCTGTCTATCGTGGCTCCACGTTGCTGACACTAACGACTGACTATACCGTCAGTCTTAATCTAGATGGCACTGGTTCGGTTACGCTGGTAACTACCGCAGGCACAAGTAACATCACCATCGTTGGTGACCGTGGTATTGCCCGGTCTACTGACTTCGTGACTGGTGGCGATCTGCTGGCTAACTCGCTGAACGAAGAGTTAGATGCTCAGACGATCTTCAATCAGCAGACATATGAGTTGGCACTTCGTGGTCTAAAGGCTCCGGTCTATGACCCGACTGACATCAACATGACACTGCCGAGCAAGTCATCTCGCGCAAACAAAACCTTGTCATTTGATGCCGATGGTAATCCAACGCCGGGTGTCTCTGCGGCTGATGTCGCCAATGCGGTGACCTATGCGACCAATGCGGCTAACAGTGCCACAGCGGCTGCGGCATCGGCTAGTGCGGCGGCAAGCTCGGCCTCAAGCGCGTCAAGCTCTGCCAGCACAGCTACGACTCAAGCCAGCAATGCCTCGACCTCTGCGTCGAATGCTTCGACCAGTGCGACGAACGCATCCAACTCGGCCAGCTCGGCATCGACTAGCGCCAGCAACGCAGCAACCTCGGCGACGAACGCAGCCAACAGCGCGAGTGCAGCTAGTACGTCGGCGACCAACGCATCGAACTCAGCAACAGCTGCCAGCACGTCGGCCAGCAATGCCAGCACAAGTGCAACAAACGCATCGAACAGCGCCACTGCTGCGGCCACAAGTGAAACAAATGCAGCGACATCTGCTGCGGCTGCTGCGGCTGCGTTGGATAACTTTGATGACCGCTACCTTGGTGCGAAGTCTAGCAACCCGACGGTAGACAACGACGGCAACGCGCTGCTGACAGGTGCGCTGTACTACCGCACGACAACGCCTGTGGGCATGAAGGTCTACGACGGCGCTCAGTGGCTCGAGGCTTCTGCTGCCCAGCAGTCGCTGATGGTGACGTATGAGTTTGTGGCGACCTCAGGCCAGACCACCTTCTCCGGCACAGATGCCAACGGCGCGACTCTGTCTTATGTCGCCAACAGCATCAGCGTATCGCTGAACGGCGTAACGCTGCGACCCGGTGATGACTACACCGCGACCAACGGCACCAGCGTTGTGCTGAATGTTGCTGCTGCGCTGAATGATGATCTGATGGTGATCGCCTTCGCTGTGTTCAACGTGGCGAACGCTGTTGCCAAGACCGGCGACACGATGACCGGATCGCTGCTGTTGCCTGCGGGTACTGTCTCGGCTCCTGCGCTGACTACCTCTGCCGATACCAATACGGGGATATTCTTCCCTGCTGCTGACACGATTGCTTTCTCAGAGGGCGGTGTTGAGAGCATGAGGATTGATGCGAGTGGGAACCTTGGCTTGGGGGTTACGCCGAGTGCGTGGGGTTCAACAGTCAGAGCATTGGAAGTAGCGCGGATAGGAACAGCGCTAACCGCATTCAGCGCAAACAACTCATTGTTCACATCCAACGCATATTTTAATGGAACCAATTGGATCTATGCCGGTTCCGCTGCTGCTTCATATTATCAGCAAAGCGCTGGAACACACGCTTGGTGGAATGCAGCCTCCGGCACAGCAGGTAACACAATCACCTTCACACAGGCGATGACGCTGAATGCGAGTGGGAATTTAGTGATTGGTAACTCTACAGCATCACAACGGTTCCAAGTTGAGCAAAACTATAACGGTTCAACTTGGGGGTATTTTGTTAATACCAACGCTGGTTCTGGTGCTGCTGCTGGCATTTTGATGAAGAATGATACGGGCGACCTTGGTGCTATATCTTTACTAAGTTCTACCCAAACAGCCGCAAACGCACTTTTTATTCGCAGTCTTTCAACGAACCCACTTACATTCGGCACAAATGGAACCGAACGCGCCCGTATCGACAGCAGCGGTCGTTTATTGATTGGCACATCAACAGTAACAAATGGAACTAGGTTGATGGCTTATGATGGATCAACGACTAGTTCAACGCTTGGTGGTTTTTACGCGGGTAGCACTTCATATGCTAGTTCTGTCCAAGTAAATTGGTGCGATAGGTCTGGTAATTCAGCGTATAACTTTTTTGTCACCAGAAGCAACAATGATTCAGACACTGAACATTCATTGCGTGGTGATGGAAATGCTTATGCAGATGGAACTTGGAATAACAACGGTGCTGATTACGCAGAATTCTTTGAATCGGCTACAGGTGCTGCATTAACGCTTGGCGCAACTGTTGTCTTGGATGGCAACAAAGTTCGTGAAACCACTAGCCAAGACCCTACGTCTGCCATCATAGGCGTTGTTCGTCCTAAAGAGCCGAGTAAGGCTTCAATGGTGGTTGGTAACACCGCATGGAACAAGTGGGCGAACAAATACCTGACGGATGAATTTGACCGCTACATTATGGAAGACCACGATGTTGTGGAATGGACTGACGAAGATGGTAAGCAACACTCTTATGAGTCGCACCATATTCCTGCTGGCGTTGCTGTGCCTAATGATGCGGTAGTCAAGACGCATGATGACAAGGGCAATAAGTTCCAGCACTACAAGCTAAATCCCGCGTGGGATAAAGATGCTGAGTACACACCCCGTGAGCAGCGTCCTGAGTGGAACATCATCGGTCTGGTGGGTCAGGTGAAGGTTCTTAAAGGTCAGCCAGTCAATGACCGCTGGATCAAGATGCGCGACGTATCAGACACGGTGGAAGAATGGTTTATTCGATAACACAGGCGAAAGTCGCCGCATTGGAGGCCAAATAATGCCACGATCCAGAGAACTAGCAGAACTTGCCACCAGCTATGACAGCGGTGGCTCACTTGGTTTCCGTAACCGCATCATTAACGGTGCGATGGTTATTGACCAGAGGAATGCGGGGGCAAGTGTTACGCCGAACAACAGCTACACGCTGGACAGATGGCAAGGGCAGGCCAGCGCTGCCAGTAAGTACACCGTACAACGTAATGCGGGCAGTGTTACGCCTCCAGCGGGGTTTACCAACTATCTTGGCGTTACGTCTTCGTCCGCTTACTCTATTACGTCAACTGACTACTTTGGGATACTGCAGCCGATTGAAGGCTTCAACGTCGCCGATTTTAACTGGGGCAGCGCAAGCGCTCAAACAGTCACGCTGTCATTCTGGGTGCGCTCAAGCCTTACGGGGACTTTCGGCGGCTCCCTTCGCAACAGCGCGGCCAATCGCTCTTATCCGTTTAGTTACAGCATCAGCGCTGCAAATACATGGGAGTACAAGACCGTCACCATTTCTGGCGATACGACGGGCACTTGGCTGACTGATAACAGCACCGGAATTTTCCTGTTCTTTGGCCTTGGTGTTGGCGCAACTTATAGCGGCACTGCGGGTGCATGGGCTGGGTCAAACTTAAACTCTGCCACAGGCGCAACTAGCGTAGTCGGAACCAACGGCGCAACCTTCTACATCACCGGCGTACAACTAGAAGCTGGCTCAGTAGCAACACCGTTCGAGCGCAGAGATTATGGGCGTGAGTTGGCGATGTGCCAGCGGTATTTCGCAAAATCATATGACATCAACACCGCTGTTGGAACTGCCACTAGAAACGGTTTTATAAATTGGAATTGGCAGAATCTTTCAAATTTTGGAACTGTAACAATTCTTTTGCCAGTAAGAATGAGGGCAGCACCAACAACGACAAATTACAATCCAGATTTAACTAATACGGTTGGTGGAAGATATTGGAACGGCACAGCAGAAGTTGCGTTTACAGGTTCTATGGATGGTTGGACGAATTATGAATCCAGTATTACATTTAACAAAAATTCAACCAGCAGCACAAATATGTTAATTCAATGGGCAGCCACAGCGGAGTTATAAATGTACAGACTATATCCCCAAAATCCACAGTCAAGTCAACCACCGCAATCTGTTGAAAGATTATCAGACGGTGCGTCCGTCCCCTTCGACCCTGCCAACACAGACTATCAAGCGTATTTAAAGTGGCTTTCCGAGGGCAACGAACCAATGCCGCCAGACGAGGTGTCAGGTGAATGATTGGCTGACTAACCTCGGCGTTGGCGCTGGCGCTGCTGTTGCCGGTGCCTATGCTATGTACCGCAAGGTGCTGGCCGACAACCGCGAAGGCCGCATCAACAGCACGACTGACGCTGCTACCCAGCAGGTCATCCAGATGCTGCGGGAAGAAGTGTCACGCCTGTCTGATCGGCTGGCTGCGGTCGAAGAGCAGAACCGTAAGTGCGAGGAAGCTAACGACAGCCTGCGCGAAGAGATTATCAGCATGAAAAAGCAGCTCCACCTATTCTGATGTGCTTGACCCGATCACAATTGCTGCGGCTTACAAAGCCTGTACCACAGCAATCGATCTCGCCAAGCGCGGAGTCGAGCTCTACAAGCAGATTAAATCCACGAGCGGGGATGTCAGCGACGTACTGAAAGACCTGAAGGAACAGTACCACAAGATAGTTGACCCAAGCCCCGAGCAGAAGAAGCAGTACAACGCCGAAGTGCAGCGGGTGCAGGAAGTAGCCAAGGCAGTACCTGATGATGTGCTGAATGACATTTGGTCGAACCTTGGAAATTTTATTGACCAGTACGAGGCGCTGTTAAAAATCTATGTGCAGAGCGAGGCAGCAGCAAAGGAAGTTTACAAGGGTGATCTGTCGCTAGGTCGCAGGGCGCTGGAGCGCATCCGGCTAGAGTCTAAACTGGACGAGATGCTGGCGCAGGTGCGAGAGCAGATGGTCTACAACACGCCACCAGAGCTGGGGTCTGTGTGGTCAAGGTTTGAGAAGGCATGGCACGACATTCAGAATGAGCAGGCCGATGCGTTAGCAGCAGAGACAAGAAAACTACAGGCGGCTAGATGGCAACGAAGGCAGGCGGTAAATCGGCTCAAGGGTCGTCTGGTATGGATTGGAGCAGTCGTGTTCGTAATTCTATGGGCGGTGGGTCTAATGTGGCTGGTAATCAGAAGCGCGACAATGAGGATGTACCTTGGTCACTGATTGCTACAGTGATGGCCGTGGTGCTGATGTTCTTTATCGTCATGCCGATCTTGGCCTTCATGTACTACGACATGTATTACGCCACGCAGGCGGCAGTGCATGAGGTTAGGAAGATGCGAGAGCTGCGGCGTGAGATTCAAAGCGAAAGGATGTATGGCAAATGATTGATCGCAACGCATTCAGAAAGTTTATTCCTAAGAGCAAGTACGCTGACCAGTGGTACGACGCAATGTTCAGTCCGCAGTCAGAGTTCGGTGGCAAGTCTTTGCTCGAAGAGTACGAGATCAATACACCGAAGCGCATCGCTGCTTTCCTTGCCCAGACTAGCCATGAATCAGGCGGCTATGTATTCCTGACAGAGAACCTGAACTACAGTGCAGAAGGTCTGGTCAGGATATTCGACAAGTATTTCCCTGACTTGGCAACAGCCAAACTCTATGCCCGTAACCCTGAGAAGATAGCGAACAAGGTTTACGCTAACCGCATGGGCAATGGCGATGAGGCCAGCGGAGATGGGTTCAAATTCCGTGGCCGAGGAATTTTGCAACTCACCGGGAAAAATAATTACTTTTGGTTTGCTGCTTCGCTTGAGATTACACCTGAAGAAGCGGCTGAATATTTGCAGACCTTCGAGGGAGCAGCGCAGAGTGCCTGCTGGTACTGGAGTGAAAACAAACTCAATCGTTTCGTTGATGCGAATGACTTTAAGGGATTAACCAAGGCAATCAATGGCGGCTACATAGGACTGGAAGACAGGGAACATCACTATGAAATTGCGCTCAATAGCTTTAATACTTCTGGCACTCGCTTGGCTTAGTGGGTGTGAGGACCGCTTCAGGTACCCTTGTATGGATAAGGCTAACTGGAAGAAACAGGAATGCCAACGTCCAGACTGCGCTATCACCGGCACCTGCCCTGACCAACTGCTGAAACAGGAGGATATGAAAGATGAAAAACCTAGCCCCTGAGCAGATGGATGCTCTGCTAAAGCTTATCATTGGCTCGACGTTCTGTCTTGTTGTTCTGACCATGACGATGCTGTCGATGTACTCGGTCGTCTTCGTGACTCAGCCTATGGTTGGTATGGCACCTGCTGACAAACAATTTTTTCTACTGCTTTCCGATATGTCAAAGTACATATTGGGCGCATTGGGAACATTACTTGCCATCAAAGGTAAGGACGGCGTAGCTAAGTTGATTGACCCACCACCCGGCGTAAGCAAGGCGAGTGACTGGGCTGATCCTACTCCACCTAAGTCGCCACCACCTTCACCTACACAGGCTCCTGTTCGTATGGAACCGACGATTGATCCAATCTCTGCCACACCTGTAGCTACAGGCTATGGCGGTAAGGCAGCACCTGTTCAACCACCTCACCCGGAGATTTCATAATGCTGATCTATGCGCGTATGGCTGTCACAGTTATTGCCAGCTTGTTCTTGGCTTTCCAAATCCATGCTGGCGAGACAAAGAAAGTTTGCCACGCTGAGAAGGATAAGAAGGGTAAGGAAGTACAGGTCTGCCGCGAGGTAAAGATTCATAAGAAGCTTGATGGTACTAAGGTGCCGCCCAAATGAATCCCTATTTTGTGGCCGGTGCCGTTATCGCTGTCGCCCTTGCAGGCGCTGGTGGCTACGTCAAAGGTACGGCGCACGGTAAGGCACAGGTCCAGTCTGCGTGGGATCAGGAACGTGCCAAGCAGGCAGAGGAATATGCGAAGGCACAAGCTGCTGCGCGTGAGAAGGAGCAGGCATTACAGGCACAAGCTGACCAGTTAAGGAAAGAGTCTTATGAACAAATCAAGGATATTAACGCTCGGTCTGACAAGCTTATTAACAGCTTGCGCCAGCGCCCCGAGCGTCCCACCACCTCGGCAAGTGCCGTGTCCGGTGCCACCCAATCTTGCGGTGGAGCGAGTGGAGCGGAACTGGCAAGCCGAGATGCAATCTTTCTTGCAGGGTACAGTGCCGATGCCGCAAGACTCCAAGCAGCCCTCGACACCTGCGTCAAACAGTACGAAGCCTTGAGGCCTAAGTAGCGCGTCTGAAGTAGTCAGTCGGGATATGGACCACTGGTTCTATATCCTGACTGTCCCCTCTATCTTTCCTGCCGCCTACGCCGTAGGTGACATCGCACCAGCCTTGCTTGTGGTAGAAGATGCCATCGCTCCACCGGACGATGACAATGAACTTTCCCCCGATCTCTTGTGCCATTGCCTTGCCGTGCATCCACTTGTGCATTGATAGCATCAAGGTAGGATACTGACTGCGAGGATTGTTTCGGCACTTGAGTTCGGCAAATCCTTTGGCTTGTCCTTTCTTTGTCAGCATCCAGTCTACATGGTAGGCGCGAGGCAGCTTGTGAAAGTCCACTTCCCACATGAGGTACAAAGCTTCTTGTACTTCTTTCTCTCGCTTTAAGTCTGCCTGTGTCTCATAGATGGGGCGCATTCTTTTCCTTCAGCTTGGCTTCGAATGTTTGTCTCATTTGTTTTTCCTTGCGCGGACCATAGCTGCTGCCACATTCCAGTCATCGCTCTCACAAGCTTCGGCGCAAGCCTCACGCTCTGCTGCTGCGACTACTCTGGCGAAGTCCAAGAAAATCTTGAATGAATCTTCGTCATCGGTGCTGAAGTTAATTAGTTCAAAGAATCCTTTAACGTCATTTCTAGTCATTGTTTCTCTCCTTATGTGGCTTGCGCCTCGCTTACGCCACAGACTCATTTCAGATCGTCCAAGTCCGACAAGTCTCTGGCTGTTGTGAGTACTGCAATGATTGCTTGCTCTGAACTATTGACAACATTGACATGGCCGCGCCAGTCTCTATGCCAGATTATTTGGTCTGGCGTTAGCTTCTGTTGCGACGGTGACTTGTTGCCATCCTTCACTTCTAGCAGGATGTTGAACCCCTTATAGCCGACGAGCAGGTCCGGGCATCCAGCGCCTACGCTGTGCAGATGCTGAACGGAACAGCCAAGAGTCCGCAATGCTTTGACGATCTCCTTCTGGTTGTCATCTACCTTTGCGGCTCTCATTCCATTCCTTTCTTTTTATCAACACATCATCTTTTACTGAGTCGTACTTGTCGCATTCATGAACGGTTCGGATCGGCATGAAGACAGCGCCTTGGCTATACAAGTCAGCTGCCATACATCTACCGAATCCGACTCGAACATGAGACGGATAGTCTCTCAGGTTAAAGTTCACACAGTGTAGGCAGAACATTATTTTTTCCATAGAAACTAGGTGACTTTAGTTCTTTGCACGATAGGCAGACCCAGCGTCTTGTCCTTCTACACTCTTTCCACTCGCCACCATCAGTCTCTCGGTGGCTGTTGCAGGCGCTGCACCACTTTAGGTTTGCGCTTGTCTTCGCACTTTGGCTCATCGATTATTCTCTGTTGACTTGAGATGCCGTCCTTGTAGCCACGCTTGTACTCGCCGATGCTTTTGTCAGCGAGTACGATAGCGCCCCAGTAGATTACCGCCATCGTGCTGGCGATTGCGACTAGGTTCATCATAAGAGTGCCTTGATGTCTTTGATGGGTACATCGAATGTCTCATGCACTTTCAGGATGAGGTTGGCTGTGATTGGCCTGCCTGACCTGAACTTACTGACGGCAGATGGTCCTACCTCTAGCATATGTGACAACTGATAATCACTTCTGATACCGAATCTTTCGATCAAAAAATCGAATAGGCGATGCGGCTTGTTGTTTACTTTTATTTTGCTCATGTTGGTATTCTCCCCATGTTTGTTTGACATCTGTCTCTACTGATTTGCGTGGAACAAAGCGATTCGGATCGCTCTGATCCTGTTCGCATATGTATTTCTTGCGGTCCCGTAGATACTGCTTTGCTATCTCAAGTTTGACGTTGTGGTCCATGATCTTCCTTCACGTTGTCAGATTTGCCTTCCTCTTCCCGCATCTGGTGGCCTAGCCAAGCCAGTCTGGTCTGGTGGCCTTGCGTTAGCACCACCTTGACTAGCGTGGGTGTTCGCTTGATCGTTGGATCGTTGGCTTCTCGCAGTTCACGCAGGGCTGTCATCCTTGCTCTGGGTGCTGCCTTGCCTGCACCAGCGGTCTTGTCTGCCAGCGCGTTGTACTCCTTGAGCCACTCTTCCAATGACGATAGTTCCTGCGGGTCTTTGCGAGGTATGTACAAAAGCCATCCACCCCCAGAAGTTTCTGGTTCCTCTGGTTCTGCGACGACTTCTACTACCTCTGCTTCAACGGTAACTGTACCATCGACCACTTCTACAGCGGCTTCCTGATAGGAAGGTTCTATTACTTCAGGCAAAGCGATAGCATCCAATGGATTCTTAGGCGTGATGTCCTTGGCTTCTTGCTTGGCTTCTGCTGGGTAGTCATCTGCTTCCTCTGTGGTGATGAGTCCCTTCAGTGCATCTGGGAAAGCATCTCGCAGGGCAAAGCCTCGGGCTCTCATCTGTAGCATCCGCTTTGGGTAGGATGTCCAAGGACCTTGTTTATTCCACAGGCCTGCCCTCTTTGCGTCCTCGACTGAGAATTTAGCTGTGACAGGCTTACGGCCTCGTCTGTGGGCGATACAGACAGCGATAGGGTTCGGTGTACCTTCGCCCTCAAAGAACTCTTCTACGCCCTCACAGGCTGGGTGTGCCTGCACCAGTGCCATTGCTGCGTCCCCATAGACTGATGGTTTGCCGTTGATGACGCTGATGTTTTGCAGTGCCTGCATAGGTGCTAGTCCAATCTCGTTGCCCCATTGGATAGCAACTAAGATGTCCAGTGGCTTGCCTGCGTAGGCTTTGGGTACTAGGTTGGATGCTGCCAGTTCGCCGGCGAAGGTCTTGGCTTCTGAAAAGGTTGTCGGCAGGAAGCCGTTTCTGACTGTCACATTGCTCATTGTTTTTTCTCCTTGATGGTTAGGCTTGACTGCCGGATTGAGTAGCCCTCTTTGGCGGGGATGACTCGCTCTGTTGTTGCTTTGTAGTGGCGCATCGGCCAGCTTACTTGGTACTTCCCGATCTCAGCTTTGGTAGCTGTTTGCATTGCTTCTTTGATACGTTTCTCTCTGTCATCTATGATGTCTTCGCATTGCTTGATGTCCTGCTTGGCTTCGTGGATGTCTCGCGCCCACTGTTCGAACTCACCACCTAAATGGACTGTGGCATCTTCGGCAGTCCCCCATGTCCTGTTGGCATCATCACTGTTGACAGGTGGATAGTAGTCAATATGCCTCTCTGATTTCCAGATGTCAAGTCTACGTTGGAAGTCGAGCGTAGCTTTTTCGATGGCCCGAAGGGTAGGTTCGTGCGGTTTGAAAAGAAAAATCCGCAACTCTGTACCGCGATAGAGGACTGCCAGAGCGCCCCATTTAGCGCCTGTGATGTCCATCTGTGCCTGCAATTGGATTGGCCCCCTGTAGAGGGCTGGGGTATGTTCTGGCGCGACTGAGGTTAGCTTGGCTTCGATGATGCCGGTACCTGTTAGCTGCATGATGTCGCCGTCCATGACCATGATTCCTTTGTCGGGGTCATTGGCAACCACTATTGCGTTTCCATTTGCTACAGCATCTATGCTACAGGCCAGCGGCAGCAAGGGGTGAAAGCGAGGTTCAGGGTGGTGTGTTACCAAATCGGTAACGCCTAGTCGCTCTGCTGCTTTTTCAATGATGACGCGCTCTAGCGTATCGCCCCACTGCATTGCTTCATTTTGTGATGATGTTGAATCGATGCCGTTTATAGCGCCTATGCTGGCTTGTAGCTCGTCATTCGGGCTTCTGTATTTGCTGTATCCCATGATTGCAGGCAGGCGGGAAGCGGACAGCATTGTGTTAGGTGTAACTTTTCCGACCATGATAGACCCCTTATTAAAATGGAAAGATAACGCGATCAATGATGCGTTCGATCATTGAATGATTGATTGAGTAGCCCTGTTGCTGTGATAAGTGCAATAAATGCAGCACTTGGTAAGCATCTTGCTCGGTAATGTCAGGGTTTATTTCCTGAACAATGGCAAGGGATACAGGGATTGAGGGTTGCTTAGTTAGGCAGACTGGCATGATGGCTCCCAAAGGGTTTATAGGGCTTTAAAAAAGCCGGAGGGTATCCGGCTTGGTGCTGCAATAAAAAAGGCTTGTAGGGCCTGTATTAGAACGAGAGCAAGACAAAGAGAAAAGCCCACATTATCAGGAAAGCAACTAGGCCACCGATAGCTTCGATAATGGTAGTTTTCATGCTGTCACCTTGCTAGCATCAAAGCAGAAAACGTATCCTTTACCATCGGCGCTGTCACCAAAGCGCATATTGTTAAGATTCCAATCAAGACCATTGTTTTCAACTAATGCCTTGACAGCTTCAAAATGGGCTAATTCATATGACAATTCATATGGGTAGGAAATTGTTGCTTGCTTGCCTGTGCTTGTGTATGCCTTGATGCGTGAACCGCGAGTGTTAGCGGCAGGTATGAATTTGGTGTGAATGGCGATCATGGTTGCATTTCCTTTTAGGTTTAGACGGATTGTTTAGTAGTCAAGCGGAGAAACTGCCGGATAGCCTATTGTCATGCGCGAATCGAATTCAGACGAATCCATGAATTCACGCAAATGGGTGAGAGATTGAAACCAGTAGTGCCGGTGGCTAACGGATAACAGGTAATGATGCTCGATCAGCTTTGAATCGAATCTGTCTGTGTATTTGTACTGATAAGCCATTGTCGTTCCCCCTTAGTTATATTTGGCAAGGTTGTAAAAGCCGAAGCCGAGCAGAGCAGCGCCCGACAGAGATAAGACAGCGCAGGCAGCTACTGGCAAGCTACTGATGACAGCCAGCAAGGTAAGCAGGTTGAAAGCTACTGATGAGAGGATGAGAGCGGTTGAGTCTTTCATGATGTCATTTCCTTTTAGGTTTGACAGCCCCCGAAGGGGCGGATTGTTTAATTGCGCTCGTTGATGAAATCCCACACTCTGGTGTGATGGATGGTAGTTATATCGTTTACGATTCTGTCGGGTTGACCACCTGAACGAATTACAGCCGGTTCTGTCACGTTAATCCAGCCGCCGATTAGTCCCGATACTTCTGCTTTGTATCCGTGCTTCTGAAGCTTTTCGATAGCGATTTCGATTAGTGTTTTCATGATGTCGTTTCCTTTTCGGTTGACGTTTATCAAGTGATGCGGAACTAAGTATAGGCATTGCTTGGCAAATGGCAAGTAATATATTTTAATCATTGCCTGCATTGTGATAGATTCCGCCAATGGCACATAAGGCTACTCTATTGAGGTTGCGTCCTGAGATACGCGAGATGCTCGACAAGCTTGCGGCAGATCAACGCAGGTCAAGGGTGAGTATCGTTGAAGCGGCAGTGAGAGAGTACTACCGCAGCAGAGAGAGTACTGAAGATAAACTTAGCAGGATGATAACTAATGCAAAGCTTTGAGCTACCGGATGAACCGATCATTAAGCAACACAGGCCGCAAGACTTGCGTAAGTATTCGATTGTGCCGATCAGAGCAGCAGCAGACAGAAGGATTAAGCCAGCGGCCATGCGCGTACTGCTAACAGTATGCAGCTATGCCAACAGAGCAGGATTGTGCTGGCCGAGCCATGCCAACGTAGGCAAAGCCCTCGGAGTTAGCAGGCAAGCGGCAGGCAGGCAGATAAGAATCTTGAGAGAACTAGGTTATTTCAAAGTAGTCAAGAATCACAGCTATGGCAAGACAGCGCAGATCATCAGGGTTGTCTATGATGAAACATTGTCAAATAGTAACTTGATGGACTCGATCAAGTTCGAAGACTTGCCGCCTACCTTGCAAGCTTGGAAAGAAAAGGAAACCATCGAATTGTTAAATCAGGATAAAGAACCGTTTAACAATGTTGCAGTAACGGCAAGCAGGAAGGATGAGGGAGAGCTAGTAACAAAAGCATATATCGCAAGATGGATATCTCTCAATCGACAAGCAGGTTTTAGCAGGTTAGCAACGCCCGAGGATGAGGTAGTCATTGCTGAGTTAGCTGCGGCAGGGGTGACAGTGCCTGTACTTGACGACATCGTGAGGGCTACTCTTGCTTCTGTAGCAGGCACTAGCCGTGAGCCACCGCATAGAATCAGTGCATTTCGCAGGCAGGCAATTGATGCCATATTGAAAAGGGACCATGTTCCCCCCCTACCGTAGGTATGTGGGCGTGGGGACCCTACTCAATTTTTCCCCAGATTTTTCCGCTTGCAGGTTGGTTTTGGCCTTGTTCCACTGCCTTTTTTATAAGGTATCGGCCCGGAACCGAGGGAGGTTTAGAACTTTTAATTATATAAAATGGGGAGTCTCGGTTCCTCTGGGATGGGCGCTGGCCCGGCAGTGGGAAGGTTGAGGCTAGGTTGGCTACGAAAGCTACAGACGTGCGAAGGGAGTCGTAGATATTTGCATGGCTTTGCAAATGTCTTCCAGTATCCGTTTAGCATCTAGTGTGTAGCCACTAGGGAAGCTCAGGCCGTATTACCGTTAGGTGCGTACCGTTTTATTGCTTCCGACCCAGTCTTCCCTTTCGGGTGGTACCGTTCTTCACGGTTGGGCCAAATGTATATCTCATGCCATTGAGGGCGCGACTCCTTACGCCCGGATACTTGTTTCTACCTTCTCCAATCGGTTTGATCCAGATTGGATTTACCTACGTTGCAAGCCTCACACAAGACTTGCAGATTACTTGGTTCAAGCTCCAGCTCTGGGAACTTGGAACGTGGCTTGATGTGGTCTACGTGTAAGTAGCCATCCTTCGAGCCACAGCACATACAGATTTTGCCATATTTTACAAAGATGGAGTACCTAAGCTGTCTCCATTCTTTAGTGATATAGAAGTCAGAACCCATGCCTTTTTGGTATATAGGCGCATTGCTTAAATTGACAGGCTTTGCCTTCTTTGATTGCTTTTTTGAAATGGCAGTAGCTCGTTGAGATATGAGCTTTTGAATTTCAGGGGATTGACTGGCTAGTTTGGCAAGTGTCTTCTTAGCCTTTTCTTGACGCTTCTTTTTTTTCTTGGCAGCGTCTTTGTAGATGGAAGGCTTGCCGTAGCTCATCGAAAGACGAACCGGGCCGATGGTGGGAGTTTTCATAATGGAAAGCCCATTGAAAAGACCTTGTTAGCGCCCCCCGATGGAGTTTTCGGAGGCAAGGCCTTATCAATAAGCTTTCAGTCTGGCGCTAAACAGACGATTAAGATTATACTCAGTTGCCAACTGTCGGCAACAATATTTTGGAGAGCTATATGACTAATTACGTGACTCCGTACGAGTTAAAAGATAACCGTGGGAATCTGTTTTTAAACAAGAAAAAGAAGAATGAGGATAGCCCGGACTGGTCGGGTAAATTGAAGTTGAATGGGCAGGAGTTTTACCTGTCAGCATGGGAAAAGAAGACAAAAGCTGGGGATACGTTTTTTAATGTGTCTCTAGGTAAGATGGTCCCAGCACAGCCGACAATAAACCAGCACAGTATAGATAAGGGCAATGGGTATGCCCCCGGCGATAGAAAAGACACGCTGGATGAGGAAATCCCATTCTGATATATTGACAGGGGGAAAGCGGATTTTACTGTTCGGCATATGCCCCCACGCGGCAGAAGTTCAGTAATGGAGCGAGTACCCATCCTATAACCCCAAGGGGAGCCACATGACCTACCTGTTAGCAATATCACTAAGCCTGCCACCGCCAGATACTTTAGAGAAGTGCTTTTGGCGACACTACTGTACGCTAGAGAAGTGCGTCAGTTGCTCAATCTGCTGTTATGAGTCATCCTGTATGAAAAGCTGTTTCTGAAATACGGGGGAAAGCTGTGTCGATCAATTGTAGGTCGTCAAGGGTTACAGTGAGTACCCCACCCGATAATCCGAAAGGAGCCATATGAAATACCTGTTCGCACTCTGGCTGGCAATTACAGCCCCTCTGGTCTACGCGACCTGCACCTATAACACTTACTGCGATGCTGGCCGGTGCGTTACTTGTACCACCTGTTGCTATGGAGCAAGTTGTAATACATCCTGCTACTAGCAGGGTTTAGCCCAGCCGCAGGTGGCGCAGGTTTTTTTGTTTGTTTTTCCCTGCTAACAGCGGCAGTGTGGAACCGGCCCCTATACTGGTGAGACTACACGGACACCTCGGAAAGACGAGGGCTAACACGCATGATATTTAAGAGGAAATTATGGACAAAGACTTTAACTTTATCCGTTTGCCTAAAGGCATAGAAATGAGAAAGCCCTATGCCGGAGAGCTTGAATACTTTAAGAAAAACGCAAATGTGGCCGGAATGGCAACGGAAGACAACAAAGTCATTTTGAACCCATATTCAAATCTCAAACCAGAACAATATCAGTCCGTGGCAGTAAATGAGGCCAGCAGAATTATTATGCGGAAGCCAGAGTTTAAGCCGGACTTTGAATTAACAAATCAGCAAAAAGCGTTTCTTGACACAACCACATATAAAAACGCAAGCGAAGACGAAAGGAAAGCAACAATTGCCGCAAGGATTTTGTCAGATGATCCTAGTAGCGGAGTGCCGACTGCACAACAAAATTTGTTTGTGAATCTTTTGCGAATGGAACTTTTGAAAAGATAACAATGTCTGTAAGCAAACAAATACCATCGATTAAGAACTGGGGCGGCGTTCGCAGAATCCAAGAACGATTAGGCGGCTCCACCACTATCGCTAAAAACAGAGAAGCAGTGGCCTATGCCCTGCTAACCATCGCCAATACCAAGTTGACCGACATCATGGAGTGGGATGAAACCGGCAACATTAAGGTAAAAGCCAGCAAAGACATCCCTGAACACGCCCAGCAAGCCATCAAGTCCATCAAGGTCAACGAACGCTACGACAAAGAAGGCGGCTGCACACGCACACTAGACATCGAACTGTACGACAAAGTGGGTGTACTACGCATCTTGGCTAAAGCCTCTGGCTTACTAGATACCGTTGAAGACTCCGATAAACCGAGCGTGATCGGTATCAACGTCAAAGCCCCTGAGATCATCGACGCAGAGGAAGTCCGTGAGCAAAACTAAAGAAGCAGGTACCAAAGAGATGCCCGTAACCGGGCTGAACTTAGACTTTTCCACCAGCCCAATGGCGTGGAAATTCCTGCGGTCTAACGCTTTCGTTCGCGGCATCATGGGGCCAGTAGGCTCCGGCAAGTCATACGCTTGCTGCGCTGAGATCATGATGAAGGCCGTGCAGCAAAAGCCTTCTCCGATTGACGGCATTAAGTACAGCCGCTTTGCGATTGTCCGAAACAGCTACCCAATGCTGAAGACGACGACCATTAAGACATGGCTTGACCTGTTCCCAGAAAATACTTTCGGGCCACTGCTATGGACACCACCGATTACCCACCACATCCGACTGCCTGCGAGAGAAGGTGCCGCTGGAATCGATTGCGAAGTCATCTTCCTTGCACTGGATCAGCCAAAGGATGTCAGAAAGCTGCTGTCGTTGGAGTTGACCGGTGCATGGGTCAACGAAGCACGGGAACTACCCAAAGCAGTCATCGATGGACTGACACACCGAGTCGGACGATACCCGACTAAACGTGATGGTGGGGCAAGTTGGCACGGCATCATCATGGATACCAACCCAATGGATGACGACCATTGGTGGTTCAGACTGGCAGAAAAGGAGAAAATGAGTGGGGCCTTCAAATGGGAGTTCTTCAGACAACCCGGTGGAGTCGAAGAAGCAGATGTTGCAGAACTTCCAGAAAATCCTGAAGCTAACGATTGCATCTATAGTGCAGGAAGGTGGTGGAAAAAGAATAGCAAAGCTGAAAACATCGGCAATCTACCAGCAGGCTACTACCAGCAAATGCTCCTCGGAAAAAACCTAGACTGGATTCGCTGTTACGCCGAAGGTAAATACACTTATGTGCAGGAAGGCCGACCCGTCTGGCCTGAGTACGACGACAATATGATGTCAGCCGACTTGGATTACGACTCCAGCCTGCCCATCCACGTTGGCCTTGACTTCGGCTTGACCCCAGCCGCCGTCATCGGACAGAAAACAGGCGCAGGTACATGGAATATCCTGCACGAAATCGTCACCTTCGACATGGGCCTTGAGCGTTTCGGCCAGCAATTACTAGGGGAACTGAACGCCAGATACCCAAAAGCCCAAGTATTAGTGTGGGGCGACCCCGCCGGTATGCAACGTGACGCTATTTACGAAGTCACCGCCTTCGATCACCTGCGAACACTGGGTTTACGCGCCCAACCTACCCCCAGTAACGACTTTAAAGTACGTCGAGAAGCCGCAGCCGCACCCATGCAACGCCTAATCGGCGGTAAACCCGGCCTGCGTGTGGACAAATCCTGCAAACTTCTTAGGAAATCCCTAGCCGGTGGCTACCATTTCAAGCGAATCTCAGTTGGCGCAGGGCAAGAACGCTTCCGGGACGCACCCAACAAGAATGAACACTCCCACGTTGGCGACGCATTCGGGTATCTACTACTAGGTGGCGGCGAACACCGCAGAATGACCAAGAATTCCCACCTGCCCACAGGAACATTCACCGCACAAACCATCGCTAACAGCGACTTCGATGTCTTCGCATGATTGCCTTCGACTTAAACGAACAAGTCCGTCGCCCCAATGGGGCGATTTTTATGCCCTACGCCCCAGACCATGTTAGTTACATAAATACTAACAACAAAGACATCCTTTGTATTGGGGATAGCGTTTCTCGTGAGCAACTGGTGACCGCTCAAGCCAACATGGGGGAGGCCACAACCGTCATGATCTACGGTCAACCTGTCGGCGTGTTCGGTATGGTGCCACTTTGGCCGGGCGTTGCCGAGATGTGGTTCATCCCAGATGAACGTCTACGCGCCTACCCTATATTCATGACCCGTGGCGGCAGAGCATTTATAGATATATGCGCGATATCCTACGGTTTACACCGGCAACAGATTACAGTAAGGTGCGACCACGAAGCAGCGGTTAAATGGGCGAATGCTATTGGATTTAAGCAAGAAGCTATCTTAAAAGCCTATGGAACAGATAAGGCTGATTTCTACATGATGAGTATTGTGAGGCAAACATGAGCGGATTATTTGGCGGTGGCTCAGATCGGGCTGTCCGCGCACAAATGGAAATGCAGCGCCAAGCCAATGAGCGTGAGGCAGCGCGAATTAAAAAGCAAGAAGACGAGATTGCCGCATTGAAAACAGAAGAGGCGATGCGCCTGCAAGCGCAAGCCAGAGCTAGACGGCGTGGCGGTCAACGCGCATTGCTGTCTGCCGAGCGCATGGACGCAGAGGCAGGTCTACCACAATTGGTCGTAATGGAATAAGGAGCTAATCATGAGCGGTGTAGCAAAAGGCGTTGGTAAAGTTTTTACCACTGTAGGCAAAGCAGTATTTGGTGATAGCAAAAAAGCATCAGCTGCTACAAAAGCAACGACTGCAACAGGTGGTGCAGCCGCTACAACAGCAGAAGCGTCACAACCTGCTGCCCGTGTTGCCGCACCAGAAGAGCGTTTCCTTGCACTACGTCGTCGTCGTGGATCACGCACACTGCTGTCACAAGAGCGTCTCAATGCGGAATCTGGCCTTGGCGGTGAAACGACAACGCTCGGAGGAATGTAATGGAAAAGTCCGACAAGATGAAGAACAAAGTTGCCAAAGTCATGCGCGAGTACAAAGCTGGCAAGCTGAAATCATCGAGCGGACAAAAGGTTAAGTCACGCGATCAAGCGATTGCCATTGCAATGTCCGAAGCCGGTATGGCGAAGAAAGGCAAATGATGAAAGAAGTCTGGGATAAGCCACGCCCTAAAGACTTGGGCGAACCGAAGAAGCTATCGCCAATGCAGAAGAAGGCAGCACAGATGATGGCAAAGAAAGCTGGCCGTCCTTACCCAAATCTCGTCGATAACTTGGCGGCATCAAAAAAATGAAAAAGTTTTGTCCCGTTTGTTCCGAGGAAAAACAAATTGCTGATTTTTGGAAAGGGCAATATTGCTGCATAGACTGTCAAAAACAAAAACAAAAAAAATCTTGGAACAGCAGAACTCCAAAAAAAAGACTTGAGCAACATTTAAAATATAAATATGGGATAACTCACTCCGAATTTTCAAAAGCTTGGGACGAACAAAATGGATGTTGTTCAATTTGTAAAAAAGAATTGCCCGACTTAATGGTTTATGAAAATAGAAAAAGGGGTTATGCGATTGACCACAATCATGTTACAGGTGAGTTCCGTGGTATTTTGTGTTTGCCTTGCAACTCTGTTTTAGGCTTGGCAAAAGATTCTGTAGAAATTTTAAAGGCAGCCATTTATTACCTCGAAGAACGCGGGTCGTATGGCTTAACTTTGATAAGCAACATGAGAGCCGCGAAAGGGAAATGAGATGTTAAAGATTGAACTTGAGATGAATGGCGACGACGAAGAAGAGATGAAGAAGCCGTCAGCCCTGCAAAAGAAAGTGGCACAGATTATTGCCAGAGAGAACGGTAGGAAGAAGCCCAACAAAGAAGACATGATGCGGGCTGCGAAAGTAGACGAGGAAGAAGAAAATGGCGACTAGAGCATTGCAGTTTGTATCAGCCGACCGACACGCAAGGATTTACAAGTGGGAAGGTCTCCTGATGGGCGACGATGGTGCCGCGCTTCAGGTCGATGAGTTCCACAACATCACAATTCATGGCTTCGGTAGCTTTTCTGGTAGCGCAAACCTCAATATCCTCGGCTCGAACAGCGGTACAAACTTTGCTGTTACTAAGAAACATGACGTTGGATCAATGATCCTGACGGCTGACTCGATAGAAACTTTGCTAACAGAGCCACGGTTTATTAAGCCATCGATTACTTCTGGTAATGGAAGCACGGATATTGATTGCTGGGTGATATTAAGGACTGACGGGACGACATGAGTAAGCTGAAGGACCCTGAAGGTGGTTTGACAGCCGCAGGCAGAGCGCACTTCAAGCGTAAAGAAGGCGCAAACCTAAAGCCGGGTGTCAAAGGTGCAGCCGATACGCCAGAGAAGATGCGGCGTAAGGGGTCGTTCTTGACGAGATTCTTTACCAATCCGTCTGGCCCGATGAAGAAGCCCAGCGGAGAGCCAACTAGATTGGCGTTGTCAGCAAAAGCATGGGGCGAACCAGTGCCAAGCGACCGTTCTGCCGCAGCAAAACTGGCAGCAAAAGGCAGGGCTTTATTGAAACGATACGAAGCGAGTAAAAAATAATGGCTTACTCAGTTGAAGAGATCATCAAGCGTCACAAGACCGCACGGGCGAAGAAAGAATTGTTCCGTGATTTGTACGAAGACGCTTACGAATTCTGCTTACCCCAGCGTAACCTCTACGGTGGGGAATACGAGGGCAAAAGCCCCGGCCAGAAAAAGATGGCACGGGTGTTTGACTCGACCGCAATCAACTCCATCCAACGGTTTGCGAACCGGATGCAGTCTGGTGTCTTCCCCCCGCAGCGTAAGTGGTGCCGCCTAGAGCCGGGTCCTGATATTCCAGAGGACCGTCGCTACGAAGCACAGGTTGCACTCGACCAGTACACAGAGAAGATGTTCGCTGCCCTAAAGCAGTCGAACTTTGATATGGTCATTGGCGAGTTCTTGCTGGACCTGTCCATCGGTACCGCTGTCATGATGGTACAGCCGGGCGATGATGACAATCCGATCAACTTTACCCCTGTGCCACAGTTTTTGGTGAGCTACGAGGAAGGTGCGAACGGTCAGGTAGACAATGTTTACCGCATGATGCGTATCAAAGGCGAGGCAGTCTTCCAGCAATGGAAGGGAGCTAAAGTTACTGGCGACCTTGCCCGGATGATTCAAGACAAGCCGACTGACGATTTCGACTTTGTTGAAGCTACCATCTACGACTATCGCCGTGGTGAATACCACTACTGCGTGATCCATGAGCAATCAAAGCAGAAGATTTATGAGCGCCTGCTAAAGCGTAGCCCGTGGGTCGTTAGCCGTTATATGAAGGTAGCTGGTGAAATCTATGGCCGTGGTCCTGCAATTACCGCGTTGCCTGACATCAAGACGCTGAACAAAACACTGGAACTCCTGCTAAAGAACGCATCACTGGCAATCAGTGGCGTGTACACCGCAGCAGATGATGGCGTGTTGAATCCGCAGACAGTGAAGATTATCCCCGGTGCGGTTATACCTGTGGCGAGAAACGGTGGTCCGCAAGGCGAGTCTCTCAAAGCATTGCCCCGTGCTGGGGATTTCAACGTCAGCCAGATCGTCATCAATGATCTGCGTCAGAACATCAAGCGTACCCTGCTAGATGAATCATTGCCACCGGACAATATGTCGGCACGGTCGGCCACCGAAGTTGTTGAGCGCATGAAGGAGTTGTCGCAAAACCTTGGCTCTGCCTTCGGACGCTTGATTAACGAAACCATGATTCCTTTGGTATCCAAAATCCTTGAGGTGATGGATGAGAAAGGCTTGATCGTAATGCCGTTGAAGGTCAACGGTATGCAGGTCAAGGTGTCACCAGTGGCTCCGCTGGCAATGGCACAGAGCATGGAAGAGATCAGCAACATCATGCAGTTCAAGCAGCTTGCCGAAGCGTTTGGTCCTGAAGGTCAGATGGCATTGAACAACGGTGAGACAGTCGATTACATCGGCGACAAGCTGGGTGTACCTGCCACACTGCGGATGAGTTCGATTGAGCGTCAGCAGGCAATGGCACAGCAGGCACAGATCGCCGCAGCAATGGCTGAACAGCAAGGTATGGTGCCAGCCGGTGCGACGCAAGTAGTAGAGCAAGCATCGGGTGAAATGGAAGAGGGGATGATGTAATGGACTACGGCAAGCGACCAGACGGTAGCCCAAAGGGCAAAGGATTCTTTGGTGAAATCCCACGCCCAGACGGCAATGTCATGACCGAGGTTAGCATTGGCGTAGGCTTAAACGGCAAGGAAACGCTGATCCCGTTGATCGTCCCGACACTTACCAAGCAAGAGTTGGATTACTTGCGTAAGAGCAATGTCGATTCACCTGACTTTATGAAGAACATACCGCCATCGATCATCGACAAGGCGGTTGATTATGCGGCTGGGAGAGTCAAACAGAACAAGTCTCCCTTTGCTGATTCCACGGAGAAGTTTAATTTGCCAACAAAATAGGGAGAGTTATGGCTGGGTGGGATGATTTAGAAGCAATTCCTACAGTCGATGCGGCTGAAGTTATATCAAAAAGAGAAGAACTAGACCGCTTAGTGCAGCGTGTGTTTGGCACTGAGGACGGTAAAAAATTGCTGCAATGGATGCGAGAAGCTTACCTTGAAAATCCATCGTGGCAACCCGGTGCGGATAACAGTTATGGCTACTGGCGCGAAGGTCAGAACGCCGTTATCCGCGATCTTGAAGCTCGAATAAGGAGAGCCCTGCAATGACAGACACAGCAGATACTGGTGGCCTTCTCGCCGGCGAATCGATTGATTCCGCTGACGAGGCGACAACCCCGGAGGCTGGTGTAAGTGTTCCACATATTGACCAACCAACATCCCAAAACCTGTCCGCTGAGATCGATGACGATCCGCTAGAGCGGCCAGACTATTGGCCCGAGAAGTTCTGGGTCAAAGACAAGAACGAACCCGACCTCGAAGGGCTGGCAAAATCCTACTCGGAACTGGAGAAAAAGTTTCGTGCAGGAAAGCACAAGGCTCCCGAAGGCGGTAAATACGATACTTCCGTGCTGGGCGAGGACATCTCCGATGATCCTTTGGCAAGTGCTTATGTCGGCTGGGCTGCTAAATACGGTCTAAGCCAAGAAGCATTTGACGAAATGGCAAGTCAGTTTGGCGAGATCATGGGCGCTCAGTCCGAGATGACCCAGCAAAGTGCCGAGCGGGAACGGGCATTATTGGGTCCTAAAGCCGATGCTATCATCCAAGGCCATGCCCAGTGGGCAAGAGGGCTGGTGCAAAAAGGTATCTGGTCTGCGGACGACTTCGACGAGTTTAAGGTCTGGGGCGGCACAGCCAAAGGTCTTAACGCTTTGACAAAACTTCGGGAGGCCTATGAGGGCCGAGTTCCTGTAGAATCCGTTCCTCTTGAGGGTGCGCCTAGTAAGGACGAACTCTACGAGATGGTAGGTCGCCCAGAGTACAAGACCGATCCACAATATCGGCGCAAAGTCGAAAAGCTTTTTCAGCAGGCGTTTGGCAGCTAACCTCCTCCTTCGTGGAGACTTCCCCGCTTCGGCGGGGTTTTTTATTTGCAATTTCCAAAAATGTAGTGTATAAGCTTGTCACAAGGACAACCCTTGTGGCCCTTTATAGAAGTGAACCTTCTCGCATTGGCGTGGCGTAAACGCAAGTCGCGGCCCAGTAATTCTGGATAACCAAGGCAAAGAGTGTTTTTTTAACTTTTTGACGAGGTAATAATATGGCAATCTCAGTATCTAATGCCTTTGTTACCCTGTTCGATGCCGAAGTTAAGCAGGCTTATCAAGGCGAAAGCGCCCTGCGTAACACGGTTCGTCTTCGTACAGGTGTAGAGGCTGCAACCCACAAGTTCCCAAAAATCGGTCGTGGTGTCGCTAATGTTCGCGTTCCGCAAACTGACGTTACCCCACTGAATGTAACCTACTCGCAAGTTACTTGCACCCTGTCGGATTACATTGCTGCCGAATACTCGGACATTTTCAACCAAGCTAAGATCAACTTTGACGAGCGTCAAGAACTCGTTCAGGTTGTGTCGAAAGCTATTGCTCGTCGTCAAGACCAGTTGATTCTCGACTCCCTGACGAACTCCGGTACTTCCCTGACAGTTGCTTCCAGCGTTGGTGGTGCAAACAGCAACATGAATCTGGACAAGCTGCTGGCAGCTAAGAAGGCACTGGATGCCAAGAACGTCCCTCCGACTGACCGCTTCATCATCATCCATGCTAACAACCTCGCGTCGTTGCTGGACGAGACAGAAGTGAAATCGTCTGACTTCAACACCGTCAAGGCACTGGTGGCTGGTCAGCTTGATACCTATCTGGGCTTCAAGTTCATCACCATTGGCGACCGCGATGAAGGTGGTCTGGCAATTTCGTCGGGTGACCGTAAAGTGTACGCATACCACAAGCAAGCAGTGGGTATGGCCGAAGGTATGGGCCTGACCACTCGCATCGATTACATCGCAGAGAAGACTTCTTATCTGGTTGCTTCGATGTTCTCGGCTGGTGCTGTGGCTATCGACGCTGAAGGCATCGTGGAAATCACTTGCGATGAAAACGGCGCGTAAAGGAGAGTAATCATGGCATTTTCGATGACTGGTTTTAACACACACGGCGCATCAAAGGCCGGTAACGCGCCATCGATGCACACCTACAGCACGACTGACGCAATTGCTGACGTTAATACCTCCGGGTATTTCAACGGCGTTGCATCGGTTCTGAAGGTTGGCGACGTTATTTTCTGCCATACCAGCACTGGTGGCACTGCGGCAATGTCGATTGTTTGGGTAAACTCAAACACCGGCTCCGTGGTGGACGTAACCAACGGCACGACCGTTGACGCGACCGACAGCGACTAATCTGGTTAGCTGTAGTACCGGGGGCTGGCTTCTCAATGAGGGGTCAGCCCTTTCTTACATGAAGGGTTTGCGATGGCAGCCGGTGATACATCAATTCGAATCTGTTCTGATGCGCTATTGCTGATCGGAGCAAAGCCTATTTCGTCGTTTAGTGAAGGTACAGACGCAGCCAACATTTGCGACCGTATCTATCCCAACGTCCGCGATTCACTGCTACAGCAGTATCCGTGGGCTTTCTCATTCAAAAAAGTCTCACTATCCCAGATTCTTACTACCCCAATCAATGAATGGCGGTACGCTTATCAGCTTCCTGCGGATCGTATTGGCCCACCCCGTGCTGCATTTACCAGCACCGCTGTCGGTGAGCGCCCGTTCCAGCAATGGGAGCTTTATGAAGACAAGCTATTAACTAACTCGACAACAATAGTTGTTGACTATCAGTTCTCGGTACCTGAAAACAAAATGCCGGTGTACTTCGTTCAGTTGCTGAAGTACATGATGGCATGGCACTTGGCAGAGCCTTTGACCGATCAGGCCAGCAAGGCACAGTATTGGCAAGGTGTTGCGGTTGGCGCTCCGTCTGAGAATGGCCGTGGTGGCTACTTCCGCATTGCTGCCAACATCGAAGGCCAAGGCCAGCCACCGCAGTCGATTGAAGATTACAGCCTAATTGCTGTGAGGTATTGATGACACGCTTCATCAACATTCAGACCAACTTTACTTCGGGTGAGATTGACCCGTTGCTCCGTGCGCGTATTGACCTAAAGCAATACGAGAATGCCTGCGAGAAGTTGACGAATGTTATTGTGCAGCCACAGGGCGGTGTGAAGCGTCGTTCAGGCTTAAAGTACATTGCAGAGATTGCTAATGCCTCATCTGGCGCACGGTTAGTTCCGTTTGAGTTCTCGGTAACAGACAGCTATATGTTGTGCTTTACCAATAACCAGATGGCTGTCTTTAAGGATGGCGTACTGATTACAAACATCAATGCGTCTGGCAACGATTATCTAAGCACCAGTGGCGTTGGCTTGACAGGTTCTCGCTTAAACACCATCTGCTACACGCAGTCAGCAGATACAATGATTATTGTCCACCCGGACGTTGCCCCAGTTAAATTAGTGCGTGGTGCCAATGATGCGTCTTGGACAATATCTACGATCACTTTTGATTCGATCCCGTTTTACGCATTTACTCAGACCTTTACGAATCCTGCTGCGACGCTTACCCCTGATAAGACTTCTGGGACGGTTAAGGTTACGGCATCCGCTTCGGTGTTTACGTCTGGCAGCGTCGGGCAATACATCAATGCTACGCCGCAGGGACGGTTAAGGATAACGTCCTATGATTCTGGCACGGTGGTACGCGGAATTACTGAGATTCCCTTCTTTGACACAAACGCCATTGCCAGTGGTTCATGGGAAGTCGAAGGCGGCTACGAAGCTGTTTGGTCTAGCACTAAAGGCTGGCCGAGAACCGTCACTTTCCACGAAGGACGATTGTACTTTGGCGGCAGTAAGTCCAGAGTGTCAACGATCTGGGGCAGCAAGGTAGGTTTGTTCTTCGACTTTAGACCGGACAGTGGATATGAAGACGATGCGCTTGAGGCAACTCTGGACACGAACCAGCTTAATACCATCGTTGATCTTATTTCAGCTCGTGATCTTCAAGTGTTTACTACTGGTGCTGAGTTCTATGTGCCGCAGTCTGGTCTGGACCCTATCACGCCGACCAATTTCTTTGTCAAAGGCGCAAGTAAGAACGGAGCAAAAGAAGGTGTCCGAGTTCAGCAGCTTGACGGCAGTACCATCTACCTACAGCGCCAAGGAAAATCGCTTAACGAATTCCTCTACACGGATACCGAAGCGACTTATGTAACGCAGCGCGTATCGCTGTTATCTTCGCACTTGATGAAGAACCCAAAGCGTCTTGCTTTGCGGAAAGCAACTTCTACCGATGAAGGCGATTTGCTGTTGGTGCCGAATATCAGCGATGGCACAATGGCGGCTTACACAATCCTAAGAAGCCAGCAGATTGTTGCTGCTACAGAGTTTACAACCGACGGCACGTTTGAAGAAGTCGGCGTAGATGTAACTGATATTTATGTACTGGTGAAACGAGTTATTGGTGGAACGAATCGTTACTTTGTTGAGCTGTTTACCGATGGTACTTTCACCGATTGTAACAAGACTGGTGGTGCTGGTTCTGGTGCTTCAGGCCTGCCGCTTAA